ACACAAGTCTCGAGCTACCTATGATCATGTCTGGCTTGGTAAGTACAATGATGACGTAGAGAACTCGATCATACCTGCTGAGTGGTTTGATGCTGCTATCGACGCTCACCTTAACGAAAGGTTTGGCGGTAAGTGGGAGCCCAAAGGCATAAGGGTATGCTCACATGATCCATCAGACTTGGGTCCTGATCCAAAAGGAATTGCTTATCGTCATGGGACTGTAGTTACTTACGCTGATGAGATACTGACCGGTGATGTCAATGATTCATGTGATGAGGCGATAGATCATGCAATAGCCAATGATGCTGATTACTTTGTATACGATGCTGATGGTATGGGTGCTTCACTTCGAAGGCAGGTGAATGAATCACTGAAGGGTAAGAAGGTCCGGATTGAAGCATTCAGAGGCTCAGAAGGTGTTGATAGACCAGAGGACATATACCAGGGCAAAGACGAATACTCGGATGAATCGAAGCCGCGCACGAACAAGGAGACGTTCAGGAATAAACGGTCTCAAAAGTATTGGGGATTGCATGACAGGTTCTATCTGACCTACAGATCGATAGTCCATGGAGATTACAACAACCCTGATGATATGATCTCGTTGAGCTCCGACATAAAAAATATGAGCAAATTACGCTCGGAATTGTGTAGAATACCACGTAAACCTAACGGTGCTGGATACATTCAGATCATGACAAAGGACGAAATGAGAAAGCTACACATACCCTCACCGAACATGGCTGACTCGATATACATGGCATTTGGCTTTGATGTAGTGCAGAAGATAGTAGCGCAACCATTCAATTCAAGGAGGGCTGTATGACAACGTACACGGAAGCGGGAGAGGCATTGTCTAATCACAATCTTCCGGATGGATGGGAAGAATGGAGCGATCAAATGTGGTTTATAGTGGTTAAAAAAATGGAGCAGGACATGGCAGGCTGGATTGCTAGTGAGTTAGACAAAGTTCTGGCGCAGGAGAGCAAAGGAGCTGCGCACCAACGTGCTGTCACCGCATTGGGACTGATCAGGACGGATAATATCACATGATGCTCACTGACCTGATAGACGCAGAGGTAGCTCTACTCTATCAAGGCTCTGATCCTGACGAACGAAAGGAATGGAACATCATCCAGCTAAACCGGTTCAACGCACTCATTGAGAAGATGCAGGCAGCTAATCTTCAGGGCGTTGTGGTATTTCAATATGTTGCGAATAGAATGGCCCAGATAGTAGTTGATGAAATGATCGCAAAGGCGGCGAATAATGGCTGAACAAGAACCCAAACCACTAGAAGCATTCCGCAAGGTACCGGCAGAGACTGATCTAAAGAAGGTCCACGAAGAAGCATTGAGACGATGGAAAGCTATCGTTGCTCGGGAAGAAGAGAGCCGGATACTGTCAGTCATTGACCTTGTGTTCATCGATCAAGAGGGTGGCATGTATGAAGAGACTAATGGCTTTCTGAGTGGTAATCCAGACAAGAATAGAACGAGCTCAAGTGATAAGGCCGAACCTCCCAGGTATCAGATAGACCGCATCTCACCTGTAATAGAACAGGCAACATCAGATCAGCGTGAAGCACAGATTAATATACAGGTCCGAGGTACCGGCGAGACAGCAAGCACATTAAATGAGACATTCAATGGGCTGATCAAGAATATCGAGTCTGTATCGGATGCTGATGATGCATACGATAATTGCCATGATGAGGCGCAGAAGGGTGGATATGGTGGATTTCAGATAGTCACGGCATTTTCAGATGATTCATTCGAACAAGACATATTCATTGAGCCGATTCAGAACGCCACACAATCCCTGTTCTTTGGTCCCGCAAAGAAAGCCACGAAAGAGGACGCACTATATGCTTTCCTGATATGGGAACTGGACATGGAAGAGTTTGATACAGCATACCCAGATGCAGACAAGACTGAATGGCCTGACGCAACGCTTGATGAAACTAATCGAGCATGGTTCAACAACAAAGATCACTTGATCAGAATCGCCGCATATTGGCGAAAGAGACCAATCACTAAAGAGATCATCATGTTAACTGATGGTCGAGTGATCAATGATGAGGACTTGGCTGCTGCATTGAAGAAGGGCGAGCAGGACGTATTGAATGGCGCTCCGCCGCTTGGCATTCAATTGCGCGATGGTGAGGAAATGCGTCGTAAAGTGGATACATATCAGGTCGAACGATTCATCATGAATGGTATTGAAGTCCTCAAGGGACCGCAGGAGTGGGCCGGGAAGTTCATTCCACTGATCCCCGAGTATGGTATTAGATCTGTGATTAATGGCCGCGAGATCATCCGAGGCAAAGTGAGAAAAGGTAAAGATGCACAGAGGCTTTACGACTACGCAGTATCAGCCATAGCGCACTCTGGCGCGGCATCTGGCAAGGATTTCCATTGGCTCACGGAAACCCAAGCAGGAGGACATGTTGATGATCTTGATGCAATCGACAATGATACAAAATTTGCCTATTACACCCATGATCCTGACGCCCCGGGTCCGCCAGTCAAAGCGCAAGGTCCAACAATCCAACAAGCATTAATTGACCAGCGGATAGCATCAAAAGAAGATATCAACATGACAGTCGGCGCTGGTGTTGGCATAGGTGACGGCACTGCTGCGGATAACCGATCAGGTGAAGCGATACTTGAGGGTCGTGTCGACAAAGAGAAAGGCAATTCAATTTACACAACCAATCATCACAGGGCTATTAAATACGGGGGCAAGCAATTAGCTGACTTGATGGCAAGATTATGGACTACTGAGCAGCAGAGAAAGATCATTAAGCCTGATGGGTCAGAAGACTTTGTGACGATCAACCAGCAAATGACAGAGGGCGGCAAGGCGGTAATCGTCAATGACCTGTCACAAGGATCTTTCGATATTGTCATGGACGTTGGCCCTTCTTATGCGTCACAGAGGCAGCAAGGGGTAGCTCAGTTAACTAAGCTGGCAACAGACAATCCTGCATTTGCAAGGCGTCCCGATCTGTTAGCGAAGGGGTTGGATATACCTGATGGTGACGAGATGCACAAATCCATTCGCCGGGACATGGTGTTAGCAGGGGAGGTCGAACCAACAGATGACGAACGTGAAGAATTCCAGCTTGATTTGAGAGAACAGATTATTGCCGAAGTAACTCCTCAGATTACAGAGCAAGTAACCAACCAGGCAAATATACAGCTGATCGAAGCGAACGCAAACAAACTCAATGCAGAAGCAGCCAACTTATCAGAATCAGCCAAGCAGAAAGAAGGTGAGATTGATAAGACCGGTGCCGAGGAAGAGAAGCTGATGGCAGAGACCGACAAGGTTGATGCTGAAACCCTGACCGAAGTAATCACCGGAATGAAGACGCTGCTTGAGACCTTCATCACACAACAAGAAGCAGGAATACCGCTAAGTTTGGAAGATCACGACAACCGAACCAAGCTACAGGACATCATTGAAGAGAAAGAACAACAACAATCACCCGGACCAAGTAGCGCACTTGAAGAGGAACTTGGTCAGAATGAATAATATGTAGTACAATTAACCAACTCAAACAGGAAACGATAAATGAGTGAGCAAGAACTGGCTGCACAAGCAGACTCAGCCGCTGCAAATCAAGATGAACACGCTGCCTCATCAGTAGCACTCGATGAACAATCCGCCTCATCAACGGAGAGCACAGAAGGACAGAATCTCGGAACTGAAGGCCAAGAGGCCCATTCCATAGAGGAAGATCCTAATGTGGAATTATCGCGGGCTACAAAACTGAGGTTTAGTGAGTTAACACAGACTATTAATAGTCAGGCTGCTCAGATTAATAATCTGCAGCAGAAGGGACCGGTTGAGTTTAATGATCCGGGTATGCCGAGAGAAGAAGATTTTGAGAATGATGACGATTTCCTTGTTGCCAAAGGTGCATATCAAGGCAAGAAAGAAACAATCGAATTACTTAATCAAAACAACGCGGCATACCAGCAACAACAGGCCAACCAAACCATTCAAGGCAAGATAGATAGCTTTGCGGTCAAGAGAAGTGAAGCAATAAAGTCTATCCCTGATTTTCAAACAGTCGTGCAAAGCAGCTTGCTACAGCAAAAGGATGCACAGGGTAATTTAACGCCAGCAACAATGGCGATACTGGAAGCTGATAATGGTCCTGAAGTGGCCTATCACATAGCAACCCACCCCGAAATTGCATCCAGCTTGAACTTTTCAACACCGGTTCAGGCAGCCATGACAGTAGCTAGATTATCAATCGAACTCATCTCAGCGAAACCCGCAAATATAAACAAGAACCCACCTCCAGTAGGTAGTGAGGGCACGGGTGCGGGATTGGCTGCAACAAGCAACGGCTTACTGAATAGCAAGGGAGCCGTATTTGAGTAAGTAGCCTGTCCTCTGATGAGGATAGCAAAATGGCTAACAACAATTTTGACAGTAACTTTTCCAGGCCGGTATTAGAAGTCTTTCTGGATGAATTCCAATCTGCTCGGGTCTTGAGCAAACAGGTCAACACTCAATTATTTAAAGGTAAGTTCGACCCTTCCACCGGCGATACTATTGATGTCAAGCGCCCGACTGATTACAAGTCAAATCGTACATCAGATGGTGATATCTCAGCAATAGATAAAAGCCCTATCATTGTCGGTAAAGCATCTGCAGTAGTTCAAGACTACTTCACAGTGTCTTTAGAGTACGATGAAGTAGACGAAGCGCTAAAGATGAACCAGCTTCCTGAGCTTCTGGCTCCGGCAGCAACTCGAATCGTGACTGATTTTGAGGTTGATTGGGCTCAGTTCATGCTTGAGAATGCAGGCCTTTCGATTGGATCTCCCGATACTCCTGTCACTACGTGGTCTCATGTAGCAGAAGCTGGGGCGTTAATGCAATCTCTGGGTATTCCTGCTGGTGATTGGACCTATGCAATGAACCCATTTACACAGGCAACTCTTGCGAATACGGTTGTATCTCTCGGTGCCGGTGGTGTAGCTGGTGCGTTGGTCAAGAACGCGCACGAGCAAGCGACTCTCAAAAAGAACTTTGCAGGCTTTAATAACGTCATGGCTGCTGCGACTTTGGGAACTGTAACAACTACGGCGATTACAGACAGGGCCGGCTCTTTAACTGCTGATCCTGATGTAACTTATTTGACTGCCAAGGACACAATGAAGCAAACTCTTGCAGTTACTGGGTTTACCGCTTCTCTGGCCGTTAAAGCAGGCGAGATTGTAGAGATTACTGGCAGGTTCCAGATCAATCTTAATACCAAGAAACCTTTCGTCGATGCGGCGGGCAATGCGTTGAAGTATCGTGGTGTCGTAACGCAGGATGTTACACTTGGAGGCTCTGGCGTAGGTAATATCGTAAT